TCACAGGTCGTAGTCCACGGTGAACGGGGCGTGGTCGGAGAAGCGCTCGTCGCGGTAGATCGAACAGCTACGCAGTTTGTCGCGCAAGCCCGGCGTGATGAACTGGTAGTCGATGCGCCAACCGACGTTGTTGGCGCGGGCGGCGCCGCGGTTGCTCCACCAGGTGTAGTCCTCGCCGGTGGGATTGAGCAGGCGGTAGGCATCGGCCCAACCGCGGCCGGCGGCGACATCGGTGGCCTGGCCGTGGTCGGCGCAGAGGGCGTTGAGCCAGTCGCGTTCCTCCGGCAGGCAGCCGGAATTCTTCTGGTTGGACTTCCAGTTCTTGATGTCCAGCGCCGAACGCACGATGTTCCAGTCGCCGCACAGCACGTAGTCGCGGCCGCTGCGCGCCCACTCCTCCAGGATCGGCCGCAGCCATTCCATCACTTCGAACTTGAAGCCCTGGCGCAGGTCACCCGAGCTGCCGGAGGGAATATAGAAGGAGACCACGCTGAGATTGCCGTAGCGCGCCTCGATGTAGCGGCCTTCGTCGTCGAACGGCGCCCAGCCCAGCGAGGTGATGACCTGGTCCGGCTCGCGCTTGCTGTAGATCGCCACGCCGCTGTAGCCCTTCTTGGTGATGGCGTCGCGGTAGAAGCAGTGATGGCCATCCGGACGGAACATCGGGTCGGTCAGCTGGTCTTCCTGGGCCTTGGTTTCCTGGATGCACAGGACGTCGGCGTCCTGGGCCCGGAACCAGTCCAGGAAGCCCTTGGTCGCGGCGGAACGGATGCCATTGGCGTTGAAACTGATGATGCGAAAAGTCACAGTAACCTATTGTTCTTAAAGGAGGTCTATGGAGCTTCGTGCCTTCCGTACCAACACCAGTACCAACTATTTCAGGCGCTGCGTACCAACACATTGCGTCGGCAAGCCTACTTCCCACGAGCGCGCAGTGCCATACGGTGGCATGGCGATCGAGGACATGCATGAACCCGCCTGGACTATGATCCGCCGATCAGGCTTCCGAACCAATACGAGGGATCGAGATGGCAACTGAGGACGAGCCGACGCCGGATTGGCTGAGCGGCGAAGGGCCGTGGTGGCTCACTGGATACACGTGGCCGGTTCAACCCGGCGCCAGCTGGCAGCCTGACCATTGGTGGCGCTACGCCAGCGGCTTCAGGGAGGCCGGGGACAGGCTTTTGAGCACCGTCCTCAATGATGGGCGGCGAGATGGCCTCGATATCCTGGTGATGCCGACGCTGTTCCTGTACCGCCACTACATCGAGCTAGCCCTGAAGGCCGCGGAGCGGTCCATTGCTCAGTACCTGGGCGAGGAACCCCCCACAAGCAAGAGGCCAGACCACGTTCTTCTGGAGCGCTGGGATCGAACATTCGAGAGCCTCGCAAGGCTTCCAGGCGGCGAAGCAACCAGGTTCCCGGAAGCCGACCGGGTCATAAGGGAGTTGGACCAGCATGATCGGCAGTCATTCGCCTTCCGCTACCCAGAGTCGCTCAAGGGTGAACCCCATGCCCAGGCACTACCATGGGTGAACTATGCCCGTCTGGATGAGGCGATGACGCACGTAAAGGAGGCGATCGACTACTTGGACGGCAGCATTTCATACGCCAACGACTGCCGGCCCTGAAGTACCCGACGTCCATACCTCCGAGCGGGGTGCGGATCGTCCTACCCCATCCAGCCGAACGGCGGATTCAGGTCGGCCTTTGCCAGCCGGTTGCCGCGGACCTTCTCCTGCCAGGCCAGGATGGTGGCCACATCCTCCCGCAGCCTGGCCTCGTGCCTGGTCACCCACAGCTCGGCCCCCACGCGGCCCTGCTCGTAGCTGCTGCACACGCGGAACGGACCGCCCGGGCCATGCCGGTGCCGGTCCAGCGAGGCAATCCAGATGCCGTCGTTCACCCGACGGATCATGACCACCACCCACACGCTGTGGCAGGCGATCACCGTCAACGGGTCATCCGGGAGGCTGGCAGACCGGGTCGTCCATCGAAAGTCAGGGGGGAGCGTCATGGCCGGCAGCATACGGTCGGTCGTCGCAAATGCCGCGATCGCGTTGGCGGGCTGCCTGAATCGTTAGGGGATGGAGTTGTTAAGCGCTGCACCGGCGATTTGACGAAATCGTCAATTTGGCCGAATTGCAGGGCAGAGCCTGGCTCGACTCTGTGCCGGCGCGGCGCTGCTCACGCGCCCCCGGGTTGAGCTGCCATAGGCCCCGAGTCCGGCATGGCCAGCATGCTCGTCCCGCCTCACCAGTGCCATAGGGCAACTGCGCGCGGCAGGATCGGTAGTTCCCTACGCCGCCAGCCGATGCTCGTAGAACGGGTGCCGCTTGTCGTCGAAGATCCGGTACAGGCTGACCAGGTCAGCGGGGTCCGGGTTGAGCCACGCTTCGACGTGCTCGGGCTTGATGTTGATGATGGTCCGGTCGTGGCCGGCGGCGGCCACCTCGGGCTCCGGCTCGTCGGTGATGGCAGCGAACGACAGCAGATCCGGCTCTTTGCCGGCCGGATCCTTCCAGTGCGACCACAGGCACGCAACCAGCATCGGCTCGCCCGTGCGCGGGGTGAACTGCACCACCTGGTTCTTCCCGTCCGGGCCTTCGACGTTCTCGTAGAAGTTGTCGACCACCATCAGGCCGTGGGTGTGCCCGAACGCCGGCGCCCAGAACTTCTCCAGGCTGTCGCGACGGGCGTTGTAGGTGCCGGGGAAGCGCTGGTCGTAGTTGGCCGGCTTCCCGGCAAGCCGGCACTGGTAGCGCATCGGCTTGATGACCAGCTTCCCGCCCTCGGAGACGATCACCGGGGCGTAGACGCCGGGGAATATGCGGCTGTCGCGGTCCTTGGGCTCAACGCGCTGCAGATCCGCCAGCCGCGCCTTGGCCCGCTCGATTTTGTTGCCGGCGATCCGCACATCCTCCCGGGCCTTCTTCGTCTCCTTCACCTGGAGCGCCCGCTCGGCGTCGGCCAGCCGCTTGCGGTTGGCGAACAGCTCCTGCTCCAGGATGGTGGCCTCGGCCCTGTTCCATTGCTCGACCTCGGCCCACACCGCAAGCTCCGCCGGACTGGCGCCGGCCCGGAAGGCGTCATCCATGGCCTTCGGCGTCTTGGGCCGCTTCTTGCCCGGGTCGTGCGCGTAGAGCGCGGCGAACTCCTGCAGCGACAGGGTGGCGCCGGTCATCCTGACCAGCTTCTGATAGGCGGCGGTGATCTGGGCGGAATAGCACATGGGCGCAATCTGGCAGCAGGCGCCGTTGAGCCCGCGTGAGGATCAGTCCAAAGGCACCGGGGCCAGTCCATCCAGTGGCAGATCCGCCTTCTCCGGCCACGCGAACGTCTCCGGCTGCGGCAACAGCGCGCGCACCTGCTCCCAAGTCTCGATGCCTTCCGGCGGCGCCAGCACCAGCTGCTCCAGCGCCTGGTTCACAGCATCGCGCCAGGCCACCATCGCCCGCGCCTCGGCGCGGTATCGGGCCACGCCGCTGTTGTAGTAGCTGGCGCACGACTCGATGCTGTCGTAGCCACGCTCTACCGCTTCGGCGCGCATCCAAGCGAACGCCTGGTCGCGGATGTAGCGGTAGTGCGCGGGCGTGTGCAACTCGAAGCCCAGGCCGGGCGATGACGCCGGCAGCGGTGTGTTGTTTTCCAACCACTCCGTCGGCCACAAGTAGTGACCGCGCGGGATAAACATGCCGGTTTCGACGCAGCGAATGACATCGGGGTTTTCAGTGAGTTGATACATTATTAAAGCTCCGCGTCCGCTGTCCAGTTAAAACGCACCAGATACGATCCGTTTACCGTAAGACCTGACCCAAAATTTCCATTCAGCGCAAACCCTTTGACTGAGGCTAGGTCGAATGCCCAAATTGCGTTGGAATTCCACACCGCCCCGTTCCACAGAGCAGCGCCGTTGCCTTGCGTATTGGCGTCGCTACTGGTGTAGGTGAGAAGTGCAGGCGCGCCACGCATTTCCACGGGGAATGGAATCGTGGATGTTCGCACATTTGCGGTATGCCAAGCCGTTGCACCCTGCGCGCAGAAGGCCGAAAGATTCACAGCCGGGGTAGTGCCGACCGGAAATGACTTGCAGTAGAAGCGTTGACACAGCGCCAATTCAAGCCCATCCGGACGGTACTCAAACACAGTTGCAATGGCACCCTCTTCCAGCTGCAAACCGACGAAATCCACGATGCCCGACTGGAATCCCAAATTGTTGTTTCGGGAGTTGTAATTTGAACCCGCCGACAACCACAAGTTGAAATTCAGCGATGAATTGTCATTCAACGATGATCCGGCAAGATTAGGGACTGCGAAAGTAGCAGTGAAGCGCTGCCACGTCGTGCCGAGAGTGAACGTTTGTACGCCGATCCCGGAAACAGGTACTGCACCGGGAATGGTCCCACCGCCTGTGCCAAGCGCGACCTCAAATGCAACCCTTACGCCAGCTGTGTTAGCGCGCATGTAACCTGAGAATGTAAGGGTCTTTCCCGAGTAATACCCGAGATTCTCCATGCGATGTTGCAAGGTTGCGTAGTGGGCAGGGTCACTACCTCCATTGAATGACATGCGGCACGCGTATTTGAAGCCTGCAATCTCACCTACACCCAGCGCCAGCCGAGTCATAGAGCAGGTGATGCCATTGATGTTGTTCAAGAAGCGATCTGCGCCGTAACCAGCAGCGTTGAAGCCTGTACCTCGCTGCCAGAACCGGAAATCACCGTTGATGACGATGTTCTTACCGAGGATGCGTGCACCCAGTGCTGCGTCCGCATTCTGGCGTGCAGTGGCTTCGGCGGCGTCGGCATCAGTGCGCAGCTGCGTCTCCTGCTGCAGGCCCGTTTTCAGGTTGGCCACGTCCTGGCCGATGTTCGATGACCCACCTTCCAACGCCGAAAGGCGCTGTTCGGAATCCTCGAAGTTGTCGTTGCAGGTTGCAAAGGCGGTGAACGCGTCGTCGCCTGGGCGGCCATCCGGCTGGATGGTGGTTTGATCGATAAGTTTCTGCGGCATGTGTGTTCTCTGCTGTTGATCGCCCACGGCAAAGCGGGCCGGACATGCCGGCCCGCGCCTTGTGCGGTTTCAGTTCTCGACCGAAATGATCGACAGGCTCTGCGTGATGGATTGCTGCTGGAAGGACCCGGAGGTGTGCGACACCGCCTGCTCTGTGAAGCTGGTGATCACTGCGCGGTAGGTCATCGTCTGCGCGCTAGTGCTGGTGTCGTTCACCGTGAACGATCCGCCCCAGTCGGAAATCGCATTGTCCGGGCCATCCGTCTCATTGAGGATGTTCACCCCGCCGCTGGCGTTGAGGACTTGCCACAACGATTCAGCGCCCTCACCCACTCGCCGGTAGATTTCCACGCGCGCCGTGTTCTGGCCCCCGCCAGCGACGAATCCGTCAGTGCCATAGCTCGTCTTCGTGCGTACATGTCGACGGGAGAAGCTGACAGTGACGCTACGCACGCGGCCGTTTGTGGCGAATGGGCCGTTGACCAGCTCCACGCCGACGGTCTGCGTGGTCGTCGTCTGAACCGCGTTGCGCAGGATGCCCGCCGAGAGTTGGCCACCGAAGTAGGCGTTGCCGTTGGCGTCCATCCACATCACCGCATTGGCCTTCGATGCAGCGCCGGCGCCGACGTTAGGACCGAAGTAATCGACCAGGTTGTCGCCGGCACTGCCGAAATTTGTGCCAATGATGCGCTGAGCAGACCCTTTCCAGACGCGCAGGAAGCCACCGCGCCATTCCATCCCTTCACTGGCTCCGGGCGAGATCACCTCGAACGTGTTGCTCGAGAAGCGGGTGTTGACGACCTGACCGTTGTTCTCGATGACCATGCCGCCGATCAGCGGGCCACTGCCGCTGTTGGCGATGACGTTCAGGAACGCCCGCGCCAATACCTGAGTCAGGCCGTTCTCGGTCTGGACCACCCGGGCCTCCATGCCCTGCACCACCTGCGCGCTGGCCTTGCTGTCCACCTCAGCCTTCACCGATTGCAGTTGGCCAGTGAATGCCTCGATGCCCTGCTCGGTCACATCGACCCGGGCGCTGATCTCCTCGACGTAGTCCGCTGATGCTTTCCCGTCCAGCTCGACGCCCAGGTGCTGGATCTGCACCGCCTGGGCGCTCTGCTGCGTTGCGATGACCTCGATGGAACGCGTGGCCGTGGCCTCGAACTCCCCCAGCTCGGCCCGGACCGAGTCCACCTGCTTGGCGACGGCGCGGTCGCCTTGGGCGATCACGGACTGCCAGGTTTTCACACCCGCGCGCACGTCGCGGTCACCGGCGTTCCAGTCCCGGTCGCCAGCGTGCTTGTACGTCACCTGCGCTTCCAGCGACGACGTTCTGTCGCCGACTGCCCGGATGCCCTCCTCCGTTTCTTCCACACGGGTCGAGACGGCATCCAGTGCTTCCGCAGAGGCCACCTTGCCGTCGCCGGCGGGCATCCTCGCGGACACCCGCTCGATCGCCTCAGCGTTGGCGCTGTCGCCGTCTGCGCGCGCCTGGCGTTCCTCGGTGACGCTGGCCTCCGTAGCCACCGTCCCGTCGCCCGTAGGCATCCGCGCCTGGATCACCTCGATGGCGCTGGCGTTGGCTTCATCAGCCGTGACCCGCGCATCGCGCTCAGCAGCAAACAGGCCGCTTGGAACCTGGGACAGGTCGCTGCCCTCGTAGTCGCCCCGCAGCTGCACGGCCAGCGTCTCGCGCTTGCTGGCCTCGGCCACGTCTGCGGCTACGCGGGCGCGGGCTTCCTCCTGGACCAGTGCCACGCCTGCACCGGGCGTAGGACGCCCGATGGCCACCCAGTCGGTCATGAAGTAGCTGGAGACGGTCTGGGTCGCGCCGAACTGCAGCCGGATAGCGTCGACCTCACCCGGCCACCAGGCGATATCGGCCACGTCGACCGTGCCCACGCCATTGTCGTCCCACCGCGGCTCCGGGATCGCCGCCCGCTTGTCCACGTCCCATGCCTGGTCGGCCAGCGTGATCCACTGCAGGAAGCCGTCCCACGCTGCATCGCCAACTCGCTTCACCCTCAGCTTGACGAAGCGGTAGGCGCTGCCGTCGACGGCCAGCGCAGCCGGCGATTGAACATACGGGTTCTCGGTGCCATTGGCCGGCCGCAGCCAGCCATCGACCACCGTCGGTGGCGCACCGTTGCCGGTCCACTCCTCCACGGTGGTGTCGAAGTACCAGATGCGCAGGCTGTCGAACTGGGTCCCACTGCCGGCGGCCACCTCGGACAGCGCGCGTGACAGCGATTCCACGTCGCTCTGCCGGGTTTGGGTCTCCAGCGTGATGGCAGCCTCGCGCTCGAGGCGCTCATTCAGCAGGCCGTCGACCCGGGCCTGCGCCTCCTGCGCGATCGCCTCCATAGCGTCGGACACACCGCGCTGCCGCAGCTCGGCCTCCGCCAGGAGATCCCGGGCAGCGGCAGCCAGGCCGTCGGCCCGCGCGGCCGCTTCTGCGGCATCTGCCTCGATCCGGTCGGCGATTTCCTTGGTGATCCGCTCGGTCTGCTTGATCAGTTCGGCGGTGGTCGGCGGCGGCGTAGCCTCCACCACCGAGCCCGAGCCCGGCCGGCCGCGCACGGTCGGCGTGATCTTGAACCACCACTTGGTGCCGGTGTTGTCGCTGTAGAAGTAGCGCGTGTCGGTGGTCCGATAGATCTCGGTCCACGGCCCCTCCGGAGAGGGGCCACGCTCAACCACGTACACGACGCCGGCCAGATCGACAGCCGGCCATTCCAGCAGCACGCCGTCGGCCACCGGGTTGGGGGTCACTCCATCCACCGGTGGCACTTCGGGTGGCCGGTGAACGACCGGGAACCAGTTCGAGTAGCGCGGCGCCGCCGGAGACGGCGACGGCAGCGCGCCCACGCCGATCTCCACCAGCGTGAGTTTCCTTGCTTGCATTGCGGATTACCTCGCGTTGAGTGCCTGGCGCAGCGCGTTGCTGCTGGAGGCGCGGACGCCCTGGGTGGTGGTGGACAGCAGCTCGCGAAGCAACTGGTTCTGCTCGGTGAGCAGCGCATTGCTCTGCTGTACAGCCGCCGTGGTTTGGGACTGCGACTCGTTGTTCACCACCAGGTCGAACACCGCACGGCTGAAGTTGTCCGGCAGGGCCTCGATCGCGTCCGCCAGCTGTCCCATGCTGGTGCCGTCCTCGGTGTTCAGGTCGCCGACCTTCATGCCGTCGATGAGCCCGGTCACTTGGTCGTACAACCCGTTGTAGTCCTTGCCGCTGGCGTACAGGTTCCGGCCAAAGCCAAGTGCGGCCTGCGCCGCCGCCTGGGCCGCGCTGGTGTCGCCACCGGCCACGGCCCGCTCCAGCTCCTTCATGGCCTCGCCGAGCTTCTGCTGGTCCGTCAGCGGCGACAGGTCGCTGATCGACAGGCCGTACTGCATGGCCTGCTTGTCCTTGTCGATCTGCGCCTGCAGCTTGCCCATGTTCATTGCGCGCAGCGCTTCGATCTTGGCAAGGTCCTCGGCACGCGCACCGGACAAGCCCAGGGCCTTGGCGTAGTCGTTGGCCGACTTCACCTGCTGCCGGTAGGTTCGCTCGATGCTCAGTGCCTGCTGCTGGTAGCTGGACAGATCACCGGTCATGAGCTGCGTGGAAACGTCCGCCATCAGCGAGGCGTAGTTCCCGAGCAACCCGGTCACCTTCTCCACTTGGGTGGCCAAGTCCGTGCCGGCGACGCTGGCCAGGTCCTGGAAGTAGTCCACCGCCTTGTTGACCTTGTCGACCTCCATCCCGTTGAGGGCGCGGCCCAGCTCGTCGGCATTGCCCACCGCCAGTGCGATCGACGCGCTCAGCGCGTTGAACACATCCGACGCCTCGAAGTAGCCGTCCAGCTGGCCTCCGAAGCCGGCAGCCTTCACCGCCTCGGTGAACAGCCGGTTGGTCATGTCACCGAGGTACGCCTCGAGCTGCGACTTGGCCTCGGCGGAGTCCGCCGACAGCTGCAGCTTGCCCAGGCTCACCCGCACGCCACCCAGCTGCTGGGTCAGGTCGACGCCCAACTGCTTGGCCAGGCCGGTTGCCGCCCCGCGAACCTGACGCGCGGCCATGTCGAACGTGCGATCGATCCCGGGATCAACGGCGCCGTACTGCGTCCACTTCTTGTCGGACCGGAAGAAGCCACCCTTCTGCTTGATATCGGCGTAGGTCTGGCCGTCGAAGCCTCCGAAGCCATACGAGCCGGTCAGGCCCTGGCCGGTGATCTTCGGCGCGCCGCGGCCGAAAAGCTTGGCGTGGATGCTCGACCCGGACAGGATCGATGCGACCTTGTCATTGAACCCCAGCCCGCGGAACGTCTTGTCGGCGAGGCCCACCGCGCCGGCCGTTGCGATCTTGCCGGCCCAGCTCTCCCCGTTGGCGATGTTCCAGCCCTGATCGAACAGCTCGGCGTTCTTCATCATGCCGGCCACGATCCAGCCGATGATCGGGACCGCCGCAGCAGCAGATCCAGCCGCACCGGCACCAGCGGCAGCGGAAGAACCACCCGCTGCGGCTGCGCCGCCACCGGTTAGGGCGGCAACGTTGTTGCCGAAGCCGAGCAGACTGCCGGCGCTGGCGCCGCTGCTCGCCGCACCCGCGCCCGCACTGAACAGCCCCTGGCCCTTGGACAGCAGCCCGGCGATGGTCCCCAGGTTCTGACCGCCGCCGGCGGCGCCATTGCCACCGAACAGCCCCATGATGCTCTGCAGGCTCAGGCCACCGCCTTGGCCGTTCATCCCGTTGAGGATCTGCGTCTGGATCGGGATCACGATCTTCTGCTGCAGGAACTCGCGGGCCAGGTCACGCAGCCCGCGCTTTGCGGCATCCTTCAGGTCGTCCCACAGGTTGTCGAAGTCGCGCATGCCGCCGGCAACGAAGTCGGCCATGGCGTCGGCGGCATCGCCCACGCCGTTGACGACCACGCCGGCCCACGCTTCAACGTTGGCAGCGGCCTCCTCCACGCGCAGCGACAGATCGGCCGATGCTCGGGCCGCGTCCAGCATGGACTGCTCGTACTGCTCGTAGCTCGCCGCCCCCTTGGACAGTGTCAGCGCTTCCTTGCCGCCAGCGGCCTCCACCGCCTTCTGCAGCTCCTGCCGCATGTCCCGCTCGTTCATCATCTCGCGCCGCGACAGCTCGCGCGCACGGCCGACCTTGCCGAGCATGGCGACCTCGGCATCCATCGTCGCAAGGAGCGCCTCGGGACTGGCCAGGGCCTTCTTGATCTCCGCGCTGGACTGCTCCAACGCCTTCTGCGACTCCAGGACCAGCGTGTTGTACGCGGCTCGCTCGATGCGCCCTTCCTTCAGCGCTTCCTTCAGCTTGTCCTCGAGCTGCTTCTGTCGCTCGGTGGCCTCGGCCAGCGGCCCAGCCATCGTTGCCGCGGCCATTGCTGCCTGTTCGTTGTAGCGCTTGATCGCTTCCGCATCTGCCTTGCGATCCTTGGCGCCGGCGCGCTCAGCGGCTGCCGACGCCTTGCGCGACTCTGTGAAGTTCTTCTGTGCAGCGGCCAGCTCCGTCTGGAGCCGGATGTACTGTGCACCCTGCTCGATGTACTGCTTGACCTTGGGATCATCGCGCTTGGAGAAGTCGACTCCGCTGGCTTGGGCCTCCTTGAACCAGTCATTCACGTCCAGCTTTGCGACTTCGGCCGCGCTCTTGCCGACGCGGGCGAGCTGGCCCGGCAGCGACTGCATTGCCGACGCGATGCGCTTGCCCGCGGCGCCTGCCGAGTCGCCCAGAACGTTGAACGATCCCGACAGGGCGTCGGTTGCGCTCTTCGCCTGGCTACTGCTGCCCGTGAAGGCGTCGAGGATCGCCCGCTTACGATCGACCTCCCTGCCAGCAGTCGCCGCGGCTGCGGTCTCTTCCGTGAGGCTCTTCGCGACGGTGGCCGCCGCTGGCGAGCCAGCGATCATCGCCCGCCATGCTGCCTCCAAGCCACTGGAGAACTCATCGGCGCCAATCTTGCCGGCCTTGAAGGCAGCATCAAGCCGTTGGGTTTCCTGGATGAACTCGGACGCCTGGCTAGCGGTGGCGAAGTTCGTCGCCGCTGCGACCATCTCTGTGATCGAACCGGTGATGGTCCGGTAGTTCTCGTCGATCTCCTTCTGCAGTCGAAGGATCTCGCCGGCCTGCATCTGGGCGTTGAGGGTCTTGAACTTCTCGATGGCAGTGTCAGCCGCACCACCGAAATCGATCAGCGCAGCCGACGCAATCTTCGTGTTGTCGCGGAAGATCAACCAGCCCGCAGCGGCGGTGGCCAGCATGGTCACAATGCCCGCCGGACCTCCCAGCATGGCAAGCGTCGCTGATCCAGCACGCGCAAGCCAACCGGCGTTGGCCGCTGCAGCCTGGGTTTGCGCCTGAGCCAGCAGCAGCGTGGCCTGTCGATGCTCAAGGGTCGCTGCAGCGGCTTTGCTGCTCACCGAAACGCTACCGCCGATCGCAGCCGTGCGGCGCACCTCCGCTTCCGCATCGAGCATCGCTGCACGGGTCCGCAGCTCGAGCTGCTGTGCAGCGGCCAGGTTCTGAGCCGCTGCGGCCCGGTCTGCCGCCATACCAGCGTTGGCCGCAGCGACCCGCGCCAGTAGGGCTTTCACCAGCGGTCCCGATGCTACTGCCGCTCCGGCGACAGCTACCATTTCGAGATTGCTGCCGAGGGCACCGATGCCGGCTGCAAGCGCCTTGGATGCGCCGGTTGCCTCGTCGGCACGGCCAATCATGACCTGCAAGTTGTTGTTGAACAGCGTCATTGCCTGCCCAACGGTGGAATCCATCTTGCCGAACGCCTCGTCCACAGCGCCGGCCTGGCTCTGCAACGCGCTGATCACTTGCTGTGACGACAACTTGCCCGCGGCGCCCAGTTCACGCAGTTTCCCGATCGGTACGTTCAGGCCCTTGGCGATGGCCTGGGCCAGGGCTGGCGCCTGCTCGAGTACCGAGTTCAGCTCTTCACCTCGAAGGGTGCCAGAGGCGAACGCCTGACCCAACTGCACGAGAGCGGCATCGGCACCCGCAGCGGAAGTGCCGCTGATCACCATCGTTTTGCTGATGGTCTCAACAACGCGTGCCAAGTCTCTCCCAGACAGGCCGAGGGCCTCCTGGTTCATCGCGATTCGCTGGTACAGCTCCGCAGTCGCACCCAGCGGCTGTCGCGCTGCGCCGGCAATCCGGATCACGTCAGCCTGCGCTGCAGCGAACTGCGCCTGGCCCTGCGTGACCAGTCGCAGCCTGTTGTTGAGGTTCGTCCATTCGTCGGCCTTGCCAATTGCGGCTTTTACGGCCACCAAGGCTGATGTAAGACCCACCGCCTCAGTCGCTACCCGACGAAATCCGGCCGCGACCTCATCGGCGCCGCGACGCGCGGCGTCTGACATAGACGATTGGATCGTAGCCATGTCGCGCTGCACGACGCGCGCGGCCTTCCCGCTGTCACGCTCGAACGATCCCGACTTCAGCAGCAGGTCGACGGTAAGGGTGTAGAGGCTCATCGCGCTTCCAAAAAAAAAGCCCGCACATGGCGGGCTTGGGGCTGATGGGGAAAAGTTCTACGGAATCGGGATTTCCGACCCGTTGATGGTCATCTGTGTCACGGTTCCCTCCGCGTTCGTGACACACGACGCGGATGCAGGCTTCGCGGAACCGCCTGTTTCAGAAATGACCAGCCCGGCCCCGGCGGGCCAGGCGAAGTAGTGTTCGTTGGCGGATCCCATGTCCTTCACGTACGGCACCTTGGTGCGGTTCGGGTCCGCTGACGCCGCTTGAATCGCGTTCATGCAGTTCAGCAACCCGCGCTTGGCTCCATCGTCCTGTGCCGTCGAACAGCCAGCTGCCAGCGAGAGCAGCAGCACCGGCGCCAACCTGATTAGATGCTTCATAGAACCTCCCGATATCTGCGGGGATCATGCCAGCTACGTCGGGATTTCCTCAAATTCCATGTACCCGGTGAAGTACTGCCGGCTGATGTTCTCCGCCGATGGCAGCTGTGTCGGGTAGCCGTACAGCGCCGACCGCGCCGCCAGCAGCGGGTCGAACGCCTTGCTGGCCATGTCCCGGTACTGCGGTACAGCGCAGGAGCGCCGGCGTCCCGCGATCGCTGCCGCCACCGTCTCCCAATCGGTCCCGCCCAGTCCACCGCCGCGCACGGCAGCTGTCGCCCGGCCGGACAAGGTGCAGGTCAGCCGGCGGTACAGAGGCCCAGGAACCGTGTTGACCTGCCCACCCTTGGTGCGGGTGTGCGCGCTGGTGTCGATCGTGGCCACCGCCCAGCCGTCGCTGATGCCCACCTCGACTGCGCGGAAGATCGCGATCTCGCCCACGTCCACGTTCGTGGCAGTTGTGGCGATCTCGACGGACACTGTCGAGACGAGGGCGCCGGCCTGCGGAAACAGCCACGCGCAGACACTACCGTCGGGCAGCCGCACCGTGGCGGTGCTGGCGCCGGCCGCGCTCACCTGCACGCCGGGCGGGATGTTGAGGCCGAGAACCGCGATGATCCCCGGCACAACAGCCTCGGCCAGGGTGATCGTGATTGCCAGCGAACCGGTGCGCCGGATCCGCGACGATCGTCCCGGCTTGCCATCGAAGAGCGCTGCGCCCTGGTCAGCCGACAACCACGTTCCACCGGTGAGGGTGGCCGTTTCCACCGCCGGCATGCCATATCCGATCAACACGTCATCATCCCCACAGGGTAAGCACCACGTCCCCCGTGGCAGGGTTGCGCTCTACGCGCCGCACCAGCACCGGCTTGCCATCGGCCAGGCCGTAGCGGCTGTAGGTCAGCCGGCCGATCTGACCAGGGAGCGGAGCCATGTCCTGATCACCGCGAATGGCGACCTGGTAGAAGAACCGCTGCCGCTGATAAATCGCCACGACGCGGTTGATCTCAGCCTGCGCATCGGCGGCATGCCAGAACAGCGAAATGACCGGATCGGCGGCGTCGGCGCGGCGGTAGTGTGCGTCCAGTGCGCCCGCAGCGAACACCTGACCTCGGTAGAGGCCCGTCAGCTCGTCGCGGCGGCTCTGCGGCACGTCCACCACGTCGGTGACGAGGTCGGAGGCACCGAGGGCCTGAGCGTTCGGCCGGTAGGCCATGCGCCGGGTCAGGTTGGGCGCGTCGTCCGGGACGCCAACCAGGTCGCTGGCCATGTCGGCTTCCGAGATCTCAAACGCCGGCTGCCCCTGATAGCTCTCCGGCGCAACCACCTGCACGAAGCGCAGCACACCGGTGGGATCCTGGTAGCACCCGACACCGTAGCTGGGCAGCATCGCGTTCAGGGCATCCCTGCCCGTGATGGCCGCTCCGGCGTAGTAGCCGATACCGGCGTAGCCGGTTGCAGCGTCCACGGCTGCACAATCCGCTGCCGACCAAGCCCCTGCCCCGAGACGAGCCATCACGTCGCCCACGGCCTGCTCCAGACGTGCCGGGGCCATGCCGGGGCCGATGCTCGAACCATCGACCACCACAGGGGTGACGGGCGGAGATTTCAGCAGCAGCTGCTGGCCGTCCGGCGCCATGCTGAAGGTGCCGTCTTCCATCAGATCGCCGCGGTCCATCACAGCGTTTACGTGCACCGGACTGTCGGCCAGGAACATCGCTGTCGCGTCCGAATTGGCGCCGGCCGCCGGCACGCTGGCCACCGCGCCGATCACTACCGGCTGCGGCTTCCAGGCCAGCGACGTGATGTTGGGCAGGAACACGCCCCGGTTGATGGTCTGGCCCAGGTAGTCGTGCGCGTCGCGCAGGTGCAGGGTCTTGCTGCCGTCGTCGTTCACCTCGATTTGATCGATAACACAGCGGAACACCGGAGCGGCGTCGGCCAGCATGCCGCCGTCATCCACCTGCAAGATGCGCACCGCAGCGCCCGAGGCACCGGACAATGCCAGGTCATCCAGCAGCCCCTCGGCGTCGGCGACCACGCATTCCGCCGCCGCCGTCTGCGACACCGGATCACCACCCCACGGCCAGAAGCTCAGCTCCTGGACGAGGTTGACGCCCTCGGCCACCAGCCCTTCGTACCGGGCATTGGCCGGGCTATCGCCTGGCGCGGAGAGCCAGTCATCGTCGGCCAGCCGAGTGGTCGGCGCTTGGGCCTGGTCCAGCTTCCAACCGGCAACAGCGGCATCGCTGCGGGCGCCCCACTGCCCAGCGTTCACGGCCAGACACAGCCCACCGGCTTTCGTCGCAGCCAGTGCGGCGGCGAAGTGGAGCGGGCCGGCCAGCAGCAGGTCGCGCTGGTGGACCAGCGCGCCGTTGAGGTACAGGTGGAGCCTGGAGGTACTGCCGAAGGAGACCCGCATACCAACGATATCGCCCAGCGCGACCACGGGCAGACCAGTTGCGATCGCGCCAATGCCCTGGATCAGGCGACCGGTGGCCAGTTCCCAGCCGATGCCCTGCCCGTTCGCGCCAGGCGCTTGGCTGAGGGGCGCTGCTGCCGTGACAAAGCCCACGACGGCCGAGAGGTCGTCATCGCCCCACAGCGCGAACTCGACGCCGACAACGCCGGCGCTGAGGGCAAAGTCGGACCGGGCGCAGCGGTTGAGGTCGGCTGCTTCCGTCGTGGCGAGAGTGAGCCCACCGTCGCGCGCAGCGAGCAGCGGGCCGATCGGAAGGGCGGCAAAGCGCCCGAAGGTGTCGGTCATGGCTATCCCAGTCGATCGAACCAGTCCTGTGCCTCGTCCTCCTCGGAACGTGGTACGAGGGTTTCCAGGTACTCCTGAAAGGAGCGCTTGGTGCCGCCTTGGCTGTGTGAGGCAGTGATGTACGCGGCGAAGGCAGCGGGCTTGATGTGCAGGCTTACGGGGTCGATGGGATTCCGCTTATGGAACTCCCACCATTCCAGGAACTCCCGGCGCGACATGCTCGCCTGCAGCTCGGACACCGTGCGATGCAGGTGGCCGGCGAGGACCTTCCAGAACCAGTCCTCGCCGCGCTGCCTTAGCCGTTTCCCGCGTCAGCCTGGGCTTGGGCAGCATCCTCGCCGAAGCCGGAATGCTTCATGGCCACGCGCTGCAGCTCAGCGGCCACCAGGGGCTTGAGCTGGGCGGCCTGCTCCACGTTCATGACGGGCTTGCCGTCCTCGTCGCAGATGGTCGCTGCGATCAGCTTGGCGCGGTCGCCTTCGCCCCACAGCTTGCGGAACTCCGCATCCGGCAGCTCGCGAACATGGAACTGCGCCTTGGCACCGTTGGGCAAGGTGATCGTGTCGGCGCGAACGTCCTTGGAGGCGAACATGCCCAGGTTGGTGAACGACTGCAGGATGCTCACGGGCTGCTGCTGGTTTTGGGTGGTTTCGCTGGTCTTGCTCATTGGCCGTTTCCTTGAATGGCGACAGGGCGCGCGGGACGCGCACGGCTAACACGCGGAGGATCCGCGCGCCCTGTCAGAGAGATGGCCCGCCGGAGCGGGCCTGGGTGTGCGCCGTTGCCGCAGCCTTACGGCGTCGGGCGGTGCGTGGTGACGGCGCCGGAGCCGCGGATGGTGATGGTCGCCTTCCAGACGTCGTTGTCCTGGCTGGTCACTGCGAAGTTCTGCACGAAGCCGTCGAACTGCTTGGACAGCACGGTGTCCGGCGGGGTGATCTTGCCGGCAACGGCGGTCGGCTTGGCCACGCCTTCGGTTTCCGACAGCGGCGCGGTCACCAGCCAGTTCACGACGGCACCGGTCTCATGCAGCTCTTCCAGCTTCTCGTGGTCGACGCTGTCGTAGATGATCTCGATGCTGGTGCTGCCGGTCTGCTTGCGGCCGGCGACGAACTGATCCCAGTCGTCGTCGTAGTCGGAGATATCGATCTCCGACGCCTGGCCATCGGGGAAGCCGACCGTACGCAGGCGGGTCACCTTGATGACCTCGGCCGCGGCGATGGCGACGAACAGCTGCGTGTGCTTCGACTTGATTACCTGTCCCATAGGGATTTCCTTGTATTGCGCCCGTCGCCGGGCATGAAAAAGGCCCCTTGCGGGGCCAGCGGGTTGCCGTTGTGTAGATCAGCGCAGCTGCAGGAGCCGCACGTCGAATGAAATGCCGACCGAATCCGTGCCGTCGCTGTCGGGGGTAGGGTTGTACGACTCGATGCCGCCCACGCGCTCCACCACGTCGCGGATAGCAACGCCAACGGCGTTGGCTTGGCTGAGGACCTCGCCCCATACGGTCATTCGGACCCGCCAGCCGTCAGCCGGCGACGATTCGGACAGCATCGCGGTTGGCGAGCCGTTGACCACCTCCCACGTCGCGTAGGGGAGCGGCGTGTTCTGGGGCGCACTACCCAGGAATAGGCGGACAGGATCACCGAGCACCTGCCGGACTGCCGCATCGTTTTCCAGCAGGGATTGGATCAAAGGAACCATCATCGCCAGCCATCCTTTTTCAGCTGCTTGTCGAGCGCCGCCCAGGTCTCATTGATGATCACCTGTGCCGCTTCCGGTCCTTTCGTCTCACCGGCGGGTGTGAGGAAGGGAGACGCCCGCATGTTCTTGGTGCCGAACTCCACGAACCGCCAGTAATAGGCCCACCCAGACTCCTCGTAGACCGTCCCAACGCGACCACGGCGCCGGTTGCGCTTGGTGTTGGCGTACTTGCGGCGGCGCCCCGTCTTAACGCCTACGGTGAAGTACTCGCCGCCTCGGCCTACACCTGCGCGCTGCCGGCTCTTGGAGTTGGCCCGGCGGGTGACGATCTGAGACGCCATGAAGCCCGTTGCTTTCGGCGCCCGGCGTCTGGCGTCGTCCCGGATGACATTGCCGCCCTTGCGCATGCCGGCCTGGACTGCCCTGCCCTGGATGGCCTTGGGAGCCTCCCGCAGCGAGCGCAACAGGCCATCCAGCCCCTGAATTGACACTTGCTCAGCCATTGCCCAACCCCGCTACGGCGATGATCGCCATCTCACTACCGTCGTTGCTCGGAGCAATGCTCTTGATCGCATAAGGCTTGCCCCGCTCGACAATGCGCCAAGTGGGCTCGACATGGCGTGGGAGCATGTCCCACCGGACCTGCTCGCGGTATCGCTCCGCCCCTGCGGCGACCGCCTCGGCCGTCGCGCTGAGTTGGTTCGTTTTCTTTGCCCACGCCTCGGCGACGAGCTGCCATTCCTTCTTGGGCGGCCCACCTAGCGGATCGCGGACATCGACTGCGCGCTCGAAGCGGATCAGGTGACGGCGCTGGCCTGCTGAAGTAGCCATCAGAATCGCTTCCTGTACCAAAGAAGTCGTGACACCCCGAGGGCAATCTCCGAGGTCAGCTCACCCAGGGCACTGCGGTTCTCCGCCCAGCTGCCGACCATCAACAGAACCGCTTGGTGCACATCCGCCGTAAGCGCCATCTCTTCTTCGCCGGACGGCTCACCCTCAACCAGGCGGCGATCGCAGTGCATCTCCACGTGCACGAGGGCCGCGTCGACGTACGTCTGCAGGAGCGCATCGCTGATCTCATCGACAACGCGGCACTGCTCGCGCACAAGCGCGAGGTCGAGGGTGATTGCCATTACTCGGGATCCTTGTTCTGGGCTTCGGCCAACACCGCTGCCAGGCGAGCAGCGCCCCAGCGGCGATCGAACTCGACGCCAGCGGCCTCCAGCTGCTGGATCAGGAGCGCCCTTTCATCAGCGCCGACCTGATCGGCTGCCGGGCTCCCTGCGACGGCGTCGGCAACAGCGCCGGCCGTGACAGCTTCACCGGACGCAGCACCATCCACCGGTGCGGCTGTGCTTGGGACTCCGTCGGTGCTGGTAGTTCCGTCCACACCGTCGCCCTCGCCCGCCTTCAGTTCGCTGGGCTTGGCCGGCTTCGTCTCCTGGGGTGCGGCACCTTCGTGGACCTGTACCGCCAGGCCCTTGCCGACCAGCGCGTGTCCGTATTCCGGATCCACGCCGTCGAACACGTCGCCAGCCTTCACATCGGCGGACTCGGCGTTGAGTTTCGGGGCGTCGCCGCGGAAGCCCCATTCGGCTTTGATCTTCATGTTCCTGCTCCGTATAGAAAGAGAGAGGCCGGCGCGCCGCCGGCCTCGTCCGGGATCAGCTCGCTATCACGCCTGCGGCTTGAAGCGGCCCTTCACGAATGCCTCGACGCGGCGCTTAGCCAGGCCCAGGCGCTCTTCCACCAGCAACACGCGCTGGTTCTTCACGAAGTCGTCGTTGATCAGGCCGACCTTGAACAGGAAGCTCATGCGGTCGTAGATCGTGGCGCCGCGCTGGAAGTTGGCGACCAGGAACTCGCCACCGGTGGTGGTGCCGTCGCCTTCGTCCATGCTGTCCGAGGCGACCACCGGCCGGCCCCACAGGATCGGGGTCACGAAGCCCTGCAGGTTGGCGAACAGGTAGCGGTTCTGGCTGTCCTTCTCCAGCTCGATGTTCATCCAGTCCAGCTCGGTCATCACCGTGGCGTCGGCCGACAGCTTCGACTGCTTGCGCACCTGGTAGATGGCGCGGCGGACAGTGTCGATCGAGGTGTCGCTCGCCTTCGAAAGGGCGTCATCGAACAGCGTGGCGTCAGTCATCAGGCCGGGCAGGTTGTTGCCCAGGCCGTCGCCCTTCAGGATCTGGACTTCTTCTTCCAGCTTCAGGTCGTAGCGCAGCAGCTGCTGCAGGTAGCCGTACATCTGCGGCACGTCGTCCAGCGCTTCGTCGGTGACCGGGATCCAGACCGCCAGCTTCTTCACCAGGTCGGTCTTCTGCTCGAAGGTAACGTTGCTCTGCGGCTTGGCCCCGCCTTCGCCGACCGGGCCGGCGCCGCGGGTGTGCAGCTTCTCGCGGAAGTAGGTGTAGCTCTGGCCGGTGACGGAGATCGACGGGATCAGGTCGCGGATGCGCAGTTCCTGGCGGATGCCCGGCTGGATCGTCGGATCGAAGTTCGGCACGACGATGCCTGCGCTGGTGACCGCCTTGGTCTCCTGCATGGACGCCAGATCGTCCTTCTTGACCTCGATCTCGGCGGCCGACTTCTCACGGCCCTGCAGCGCCTTGTACTCGTCGTTGCCCTTGATGAAGTCGATGAAGCCTTTCTTCGTGCCGGGCTGGTTGCCCAGGCCGATGCCCTTTTCTTCCAGCTTCAGGACCTTGTCGACGACCTTCTGGATCTCGTCGGTGGCGGACTGGATCTGCTTCTTCAGGTCAGTGGTGACCTGGTTGCCCTTTTCGATCTCGGCCGAGGCGCTGTCGTACTTCTTCTGCAGGCCGGCGAAGCCGTCCTTCAGCTGCTTTTCCAGACCCTCACGGATATCACTGATGTTCTCGCTCATTGGTTCATACCTTTGAAAATGGATTCGATGGATGTGCCGAGTTGCTTCAGCTGCTTCACGGTCTCCGTGTCCCCAATGCCACCGTCACGGTGGATCGCGGGAAAGCCGAGCGAGGCGACGGCCGCCGCCTCTTTCTGGGACAGCCCCATGCGTTCGCGCAGGGCCGATTCGAAGGCGCGAACGTCGGACTTGACGCTCATCACCTGTGCTTCCGGGTTCATGCCAAATGGAACGACCGATGCCTCCCACAGTTCGGCCTTCTTGATGACGCGCACCCGCCGCCCCTCGCGGTTCTCGATCGCGTCCTCCAACGTGTTGAAGCCGACTGACATTTCGTCCAGGGTGCCGGCCTTCATCAGCTCGTAGGCGTCCTTGGCGTAGCTGACGTTGAGGTTGACCTTGCCCTTCAAGTGCAGGCCGTTGCCGTCCTGTTTGAACTCGGCATCGCCGATCAGCCGGGTCAGGTTGTGGTACAGCGCCAGGCGCAGTCGGCCAGTCCGAGTCGTCTTCACCTTGACGAAGGCTCCCGGGAGGATCAGGTCCTCGCCGAGATCCACGTTGTTGAACACCGAGGCATAGCCCTCGAAGTTGCCGGCATCGTCGGCCGCCTTTACCTCGAACGGGCAGGAATACTTGCTAAGCATTGGCGGGATCTCCCGTTGGGTCGTCGTTACTGGAATCGGGCTTGTTGCTGGTCCACCGTGTGACCTGGTTGTATTGCTCGCCTTCCAGCACAGGCAGGTTCTCCTTCACCCGAACCTCGTTGATCGTCATCCAGCCAGAGCCGCCGGAGCCGCCTAGGGCCGTCTTGTAGTAGGTAGAACGGGCGCCGCTGTCGGCCCGCAGGAGGCCCTCCACGACAGCCTCCACGAACATGTCGCCATCAGCGAACAGCTTGTCGTTGATCTCGCTCTCGATCGCGTCGAGGTAAGGCTTCAGGCCAAAGGTGACGAAGCCGCTGGTTTGCTGCTCCAAATTGGAGCCCAGCACGGACGTGGAGCGAGCGCGGTTGGTCAGGTACAGCGGAACGCCCCAGATGCCGGCGAGCGCCTCCTCCTGAAACTGCTGCGATTCGATGAATTGGCTGTCTTTCTGGGTTAGGCCCGCCGGCGTGATCGTCGGCCCGCCCTGCAGGATTGCCATCTTGCCGAGGTCGTCCACATCGCCCTGGCGGATATCCGGCAGCTTCGCCTTGATTTGCGCCTGCTGCTCCTTGGTCAGGAAGCCGGGATAAATGATGTATCCACCGGTGAAGCCACCCTTGCGCATGAACCGGGCGGACCAGTCCTGCGCAGCGCGCGCGAGACCGATGGTTTCGGCTTGATACTCGACTGGCGACAGGCCAGTGATGCCATCTGGGCTGAACAGCTTGAAGTGCAGCATGTTCTGCGGCGAGACCGGCGTTTCGCTGCCGTTGATCGTCGCCCAGTAGATCAGGCCGTCGTCGGTGTCGATGCGGACGCTATCCACCGGCACGGGAATCAGGCCGATCCATCCACCGTCGTCGTCACGTTGGATGATGGCGAAGGCATTGCCGCGCAGCGCCATGTTCACCACGACCGCCTTGATCAGGTCCAGCCACTTGATGAACGGATTCGGCTTACTCAGCAGGCGAAGCAGACGGCGCCTCTGCGGGCTGCTCCCCCTGACCAGCTGGCGGAGGCCGCCCGCGTCCTCATACAGCTTCCAAGGCAGCCCCGCGGCGGACTCGGACAGCACCTTCACGCACGACCAGACGATGCTGACCGTCAGCGCCTTCTTGGGCGTCACCCGAACGCCCGCCTTGGTGCCTCGGCCACCGGTGGATAGGTCGACCTCCACGTAGTTGCCGGTGGCAGGGTCGTCGTATCCGAAGAACCGCCAGCTCAGCGGGTTGTACCAGCGAAAGGTAGTCATCCGATCAGTCCAAAGAAGCCGTTTTCCAGGTAGTCGTCTATGCCGCCGGCATCCGGTGGCATGGCGTGTGCCGCGCCGATGGCCATGCAAAGGGCCACCGCGGCGTCGATCTTGTTTGCCGACCTGGCCTTCGACAGCCAGCTGTTGCCCCAGCGGTCCGATTCGATGACGGCGGACATGATTGCGGACACCAGAACCGGGTTGCGGCGCAGGCGCAGGCGACCCTCCAGCAGCGCCTCTTCCAGCAGGCGCAGCGATCCGGGCATCCACATGCCTTCGGGTACGGGCTGCCCCGACTGCTCGGCGGCTTCCACCGCCGCTTCCAGTGGCTTGCCCTTTTTGCAACCGCCCTGCGGGTGCTCCGCGAAGGTCACAGATAGGCCAATGTCGTTGACCTCCTCTTCGAAGCGGCGGAACGCGTAGCGGTCGTACGCGATCAGCTGCACGTCATAGCGGCTGTCGTACTCGGCCATGACCTGGGCCACGTGCCGGAAGTTGATGGCCTGCCCTTGTGGCGCGTGCAGGTGTCCACCGTTGACCCACGTGCGATAGGGCAGCTTGTCCTGCAATTGCCGTTGATCCAACGTGTCGCCGGGCGTCCAAGCCTCGATCCAGGCGTCGAACGTCGGCTTCTCGATGATCAGCTTCTCGCCCTCGACCTCCACCTCCACCGGTACAGTGCCGGTCTCCACGACCGCAGCCATCGCGGTGATATCGCGAACCTGCGACAGGTCGAGGCCCAGGTAGACCTTGCGCCCCTCATGCATGCGCGGGTCGAAGTCGGCCAGCGCCGGTTCCAGCGTTGGGCGCGTCATCCAGGCGGTCTCCGCATCGGTCCACACGCAGAAGTGCAGACGAAGAATGCCGTTCAGTGACCCGGGGATCGCTTTGGCTTGCGCCACCACGTCCGCCAGGTACTGCTCGGTGATAGTTACCCCCAGCAGGGGATTGGCCTTTGCCCAGCAGCTGGGGTCCTCAAGCGGGTCGTCGCCGTCGTCCAGGCTGCACACGTAGCTGAAGGTGCGGTCATCGATAACGCCGCCGACGAAGGTCGGATCGTTCACCGCCTCGGTATGGCCGGCGGCGACCTTGACGGCATGCTCGTGCTCCTCCCAACACACCGAGGTCCGGTCGCTGCCGGAGTTGGTGATCATGAAGAGCAGCGGCTCGCGGCGGAACTTGAAGCCGCGCTCCAGCATTTCGATGATTCGCCGGTCGGGAAGCTCGTGCACCTCATCGACCAGCACGAAGAACGGTCGAGGACCGGAGCCGGTACGGCCCGTATCGCGGGACACCGGCCGGAAGAAGCTCGCGCTGGCGTGGTGCGCCATGCTGAACTCCCGCCCCTCACCGCCAGCGAACTCGATGCGCTTGGCCAGGAGCGGCGACTTCTTAACCATCTTCACCGCGTCGGCGAACAGGATGCCAGCCTGGTCCTTCTTCGCCGCCGCCGAGTAGATCTGTGCGCCAGCCTCGCCTGCAGCCGTCATCCCCAGCAGGCCCAGCCCACCGGCCAGCGGACTTTTGCCGTTGCCCTTTCCCTGCTCGATGTACGCGCGGCGGAACCTGCGAAGGCCGTCGGCGCCCTTCCAGCCGAAGAGCGAGCCGATGATGAACGCCTGCGAGGGGTGCAGCTCGAACTTCCGCCCCTCGAACTGCCCCTCGGAGAGCATCAGGACGTTCTCGAAGTAGCGGAACGCGTACTCGGCAGCCTCGTGGTCAAAGTAAAGGCCCCGTTCGGGGCCTTCGATCAAGTCCTGCAGGTGGCGCCGGCAGGCGTTTCGGACATGGGGGCCGGCTACGATCCGGCCAGCCACCACATCCAGCGCATACGCCTTAGTGCGGTCGGCCGGAGCTGGGGCCACCGAAGAATTCTTCGCCCTGGTCTTCTTCGTCACCGCCATGCGAGACCTTCGATTCATCCACAGGTGTGGCGCCCAGCTTCGAAAGAATCGAGCTGAGCGCCTGGGTTGCTGACACGCCGAACTCGGCTTTCGGGTCATCCATCCGGGCCGTCCAGAGGCAGGCAAGGCGGAGCAGTACTCGGTGGCTCGCGTTGAGCCAGGGCATTTCCGTCGCGAATTCCTTCCACGCCCGCTTCTCCGCCGCAGTCATGGCCTTGTACGGCTCGCCCAAGCTTCGTGTGCCCACCGGCTTCTTCCGGCCAGCGTGCCGGCCGGGATTCTTGATGGCGGCGCCGCTTGTCGCAGCCTTTGCGACGGGCAATCGGGGCCTTGGCATGAATTCCTCGGGAAAGTGCGGGATTTCTTGACTGGGAACGCCCGGTCGAGGGTCGTCCCGTGAATTGTGGATACGCGTGTTTGGGGGGGCGCTCGGTCTAGGAGCCGGCCAACGCCATAAATTCGCCCCCCCCTACCCCGTTGGCGTGGAACGATGAACCGTGGAACCGTCAGTGACCGATCGGCCAACCGTCGGTGTCACACCCACGGACCTGCGCGGCGCCTCGCTCGAGTCGGGCCTGGTCGCTGCTATGGCAGTTGGCACATTGGCTGTCGAAGGGGCCTGTCCAGAACATCTCCTCCGTCTCGCCGGCAGGGTGGCCGTTGGTGTGGTTGCACACCGTGGCGACCGTGACGTGGCCTCTGGCCTTGCACCTGCTGCACAGCGGCTCACGCTCCAACTGCGCCTTGCGCGTGCGTTGCCAGCGCGCGGTGCCGTACAGGTGTGCGAAGGCGCTGCCGCCTGTCTGCCGGGTCCTACCGCGGCGCTGTGTCGGGCCCGCCGCCATCAGTAGGGCTTCCCGTCCAGGTCGACGCGCTCAGGCTCGGCACCTTCATCCTGCACCGGTGCGCCGGCCTCCTCGCCCAGCAGCTGCGCCACCGCTTGCACCAGCAGCCCCACGTGCATGGCCAGCTCGGCGATCTGCTTGCCCTGCTGCTCGATGATCCCGACCAGTCGATCGATACGGCTGTCGGTGCTGCTCTCAATCAGCCCCGCCAAGGCTGCGACAGCAGCAGCGCGCGCCACCTCTTCAATCCGTGCAGCGTCCATCACCAACCCTCGTCGTTCGCAGCACCAGGCCGCGGCGTATCCACCACTCGACCCGATCCCAGTCCGGTTCCATGCCCGTGGCCCGGGCAAACCACACCACGGCAGCCAGATACCACCGCAGCCACCAGCGCAGGCGGACCGACGCAGTCACTGTCGCGTGCATCAGAATTCCTCCACTTCCCAGCCACCGCCGTCGCGCTTGGGCCTGACCTTCACCGCAATGAAGCGGAACGGGTACATGGCCGCTGCGATCTTGATCTTGGCCCGGGCGTCGTCCTGCCAGTGCCCCTTCACCTCGTGACACTCCATGACACCGTCGGCAACCATGACGGCAAAGTCCGGGGTGTAGAACGTGTTGTCTGCCAAGCGCAGCTTCATGCCCTCGAACCGGTGCCACTGCACCTCGCCTGCCGCTTGCAGCGCGCGCAGCCGCTCGGCATACGCGGCCTCGGTCTTGTTCATCTCGCCGGTCTTCAGCCGGCCCAACGCCAGCACGCGGCGTTCCCGCGCCGTCTGCCGGACCATCAGGGCGAATCCGGTACAGGTTTGCCCTGCACCTGGTCGATGCCGTCGAGCTGCGCCTCGTACTGCTGCAAGCAACGCTTCCGGCCGTTGCTCACCTCGAATACGGCGGACGGCGCCGCCTCCTTCACCCACTTGCAGCGCTTGCGCAGCTGGGCGTCGATCGGCACATAGGTGGCCACCGGAACCGTGATGACGGCTTCTGGCGGCGGGTTTGGCTTGGTGGGCGCTGGCTGACAAGCTGACAGCGCCGCCACCGCGAGAATCGTCAGTCTGCGCACTTGAACACCCCCAAGATTGAGTCGTCCGGCAGGGTCGTTACTGTCTGAACCCTGGGATGGCCGACTACTCGGCCACCACCGGGAGCCCTGGCTCCAGCCAGCATTTCGGTGGCGATGCGCACACCCTCTGCTGCCGCCTGGGTGGTGATCTCCTCCATGGTGGCTCCCGATCCGAATGTGCCGGTGTTCAGCTCGATCTCGACCCGGACAACCGTTTTCGTCCTTACGTCCATATCAGTACCCCTTCAGTGCCGGGCAGGCGGAATCGAGCAGCTCCAGGGCTGCCTTGCAGGTGTCGGGCCGTTGCTCATAGCGACCGCGCCAGGTGGAAGCCTCCTTCTCGGAAGCCTCGACCTTTCCCGCCAAGGCCCGCAGTGCCTCAGCACTCTCGTCCCGGAGGGCTTGCAGCTTCTCGGCTTCCGCCCTAAGTGCGGCGGCGACCTCGGCCAGACGCTGATCGCGGCTGTCCACGTCGGCCTGCAGTCGGGCGGCATCGGCCTGCCAGTCGGCCCGGACCTTGATCACCTGGGCGCTCAGGTCGCGGATCTTCTGTTCCTTCTCGTACGCGGTCAGGGCAGAGACCATGCAGCCAAAGGCCAGCACAGCGCACACCGCCTTGAGCTTGCTGCCCGGCTTGCGTAGCCACTGCAGCGCGTCGGCGGCGGTTCCAATGACCAGGTCCCAGACTGCCCGCAGGAATCGAATCAATACGCTCATGGCTTATCGCCTCCGATGGCGCCGGTGGCTCGCTCCACCATGCGCACGTAGCCGGGCAGCAGCCGGCGGATCAGGACGCCGGACAGGCCGGCCAGGGGCAGCTGGGGGGCGCCCGCCAGCGCCGGCCAGATAGACGCGGCAACGGCGATGACCCATGCGGCCACTATGGCGTAGGCAACAACCGCCACAGCCAGGGCAGCCCAGCGCGCGGCGGTCTGCAGGAGGCGGTGGCCGCGCCGGCGGCTGGCGTCAGCGGCCACCCGCTCCGCGTCCTTCTCCGGCAGTAGCAGGACACCGATCAGCGCGCCCGCCATGGCAACCAGCAGCACGGACTGGGGTACGCCGAGGATCACCCGTTCGGCCTCCCGCAGCGCATCAGCCGTCGCCGGCGCCACAACGGCCGCGGTGAAGGTCCCGACGATGGTTTTCAGGGTGCTCACGGGCTCAGTCACGGCGCCACCGTCCCGCCGGCCTTGCGGTACACGGCCAACAGGTCGGCAAGCTTGTGTTCGTGCTGGCCGTAGCCAGCGCCAGGCAGGCTCGCCCAGGTTTTGCGGACGGCCTTGATGGCTTCCTCAACCTTGCCCGCTTGGATCAACGGCAGCGCGCGACGCTCCCGGATCTGCTGCAGCGCGATCAGGTCCTGGCTCAGCGGCGAGAAATCCTTCAGGCCGAGCGTCTTCTTGTAGGCGTCGTAGTAGCGGCGCAGCAGCTGGTAGCGGCCGGCTGCGGTCGACTGGATCTTCAGCCGCGGCAGATCCACCACCACGCGCGGATGGTCGGCGTAGCCACGGAACAAGCCACCACCGACCAGCACGTCATAGCCGCGGTCGTTGGTCGGCTGCCGGCCGTTGTCCGTCCCTTCGGACCAGGCCAGCATGTCGAGGAAGGCCACGACGTTCACGCCGCCAGCCTGTTGGGGAGTGATCTGCGTCATCTCGGTTCCTGCGGAGGTTCAGCCCCGCCGCGCTGAGCGGGGCATGGATACCCGGCCGAACCCAATGCCCGGCTAGGTGGTGTAGATCAGCTCGCTCCGAGCAACGCCTTGACCACCGCCCACGGTGTAGCGGATCGGCACGCTGAGCCGACTGAAGCGATCGAACAACGCTCGCATGGCGGGGTGGTCGTTGATGGTCAGGATTGCCCGGCCTTTGAGCTGGCTCATGGTTTCAGCCAACAGCTCGTACTGATCCATGCCGAACTCGCTTCCATAGCCCGTGGTCTCCCAGTACGGAGGATCGAGCAGGAACAACGTTTCGGGCCGATCGTACTTCTCGATACACCGCTGCCAAGATAGCTGCTCGATCACCACCCCCTGTAGCCGGAGGTGGGCATCACTCAGATCCTGCTCCAGCCGGAGCAGGTTGATGCGTTTTGCCGCCGTCGGGCCAACGCCCAGCGACTGCCCGTCCACCTTTCCACCGAAGCTCAGCTTCTGCAGGTAGTAGAACCGCGCAGCGCGCTGGATATCAGTCAGCGTTTCGACGTGCTGCAGCTGAGCCCACCGGTACATTTCCCGGCTGGTCAGTGACCAACGGAAGTGCCGAACGAACTCGTCCAGGTGGTTGGCCACCACGCGGTAGAGCCGGACCAGCTCGCCGTGCGTGTCGTTCAGGACTTCAATCTTGGCCGGTGCACGCTCGAACAGCATGGCGGCGCTACCGGCGAAGGCTTCGACGTAGCAGCCGTGTGGCCGCTCGTCGATCAGCGGCAGCAGATGCTTCGCCAGGCGTGTCTTGCCACCCGGCCAGGGAAACAGTGTCTTGGTCTTCAAATCTCAGCTCATGCGACATTAGTTAAGCAAGCTTCACTCGCTCTCCGGAGAGCGGCAGGGCTTGAGCCAATGGCACGCGGCTGAAACGCGTGTACGGCGGCGGCGCTCCGGTGCTTGCAGGCATCGGGGCGCCGCCCTGTTTGTTTACGGATGCGCGCGGATTGCGCGGGCGTAACAGTCCTTCAACTCCGGCAATTTCCGGAGTTGCGGAGCCAGATACGCGAACGGCCCGCCGATTGGCGAGCCGCTTAGATGGGACTCTCCCCACCATGCCGAGAACTGTACCAGTTCGTTGGCAACGGTCAAGGGAATTCGTCTGGATTTGGCCCTGCGATCAGAAGATCGGCGGGAACTCGGCGAGCGTCTCGACCGGGAACCCCGCCGTGGGATCAACGGTGTACTGATGCTCGCCGAGGTAAAGGCTGTGAGCACCCGGCCCTGCGATGATTTCTGTGCCGACCAGCGCGCGGAGGAGCACCCCGCCGCTGCCGCAGGAATTCAAACCGCTGGCGAACATCTCCGCAGTCTCTCTATCCGGCGTCCATGCGAAGCCCAGTTGGCCACGCCGCAGCCGGTCGGCATTCTCTCCCCTGTACAACTCCAGCTTCGCGCCCCCCTCGGCCTGGTAGCGCGGCAGGCTGAGCCACAGGAACGCAGCCAGCTGGTGATCGTCCCCAACTTGCTCCCGTATCCGGTCCCCGCCTTCGGTCCAGAAGGTGTCGAATGCCGCCTTGTCGAAACAAGGCACCCCGTCCTTCAGCGCGCGGGTGACAATGGCTCGCCATCCATTCGCGCCGGCGAGGCGCCTCATCTCTTCAAGCTGCTGATCGTAGGTCATTGGCGCCCTCCTGGCGGTGCGGCGCCATTCTACGGCCTGTACGGGTCAGGCAGCAGCAGGGGTTGCCCGCAGTACGCGAAGCGCAACCGGCCCAACCTTCTCCCATCGCGCAGCGCCGCGCACCACGTCGAGGAATGCCTGGTTGAGCCCGTCCCGGAACTCAGCGCCCTCGACGGCGTAGTCGAAGCGGTAGCCCTCCCCGACAACGTAGCGTTCAGCCCACTGGCGGCGAAGCCGGCGCACGAGCAGCTTTGCTCTCGATTCGCTACCCACCCAAGCCCATTGGGCGGCAACCACGTTGGGTCGGCGACGGATGCTGCCTTCGGGGTCCCGGGTGACGCTGATTCGGACGACCCCGTCGGCGCCGCAGGCTGCGCACAGATACACCGCATCGCGAGCGGCCTGTGCCAATGTCAGATTCCTCATGCTCGCCGCGCCTCCATGAACGCCATGCCCTTGTCCAGCTCCTTTCGGTACTGCCACTTCGTGAACGCGGCCCCGAGCTTCTTGGCGACGGCTGCGGCCCGCTGCGCCTGGCTACCCCGCCCGGTGAACTCCTCCAGCACCACCAGCGCGCGCACCATGTTCTGCCGGTAGAGGTCGGACAGCGCGCGGTCGATCCATCGATACTCGTCTGGCGAACCAACCATCACGGCGGCGGTGGCTGATCGGGAAACCAAGGTGCGGGTCTCAGTGCATGGGATCGGATCAACCGCCCAAGGCGCGACGGGCAGCACTGCCCCGCTTCTATTCACCCGGCCGGCGCCGGCCCCCAGCAGCATGCGCCGGTCGTGCCCGTCGCGGAGCAACGGCGGGCGGTCACGCTTCGTGCCCTGGGCGAACTGCTGAGCCCGGGCCAGCGGGTGTTCGTCCCTGCTCGGCGCCTCCTCGGGGGCGAGCGGTGCGCAGAACCGATGCTCCTGGTAATGGCCCCAGTGTTTCAGCTGCTCCTTCAGCGACAGGCTCATTTCCCGCCCCCAGCGCGCGCAGCGGCCAGCCTCTCCATCTGCTCCAACTTCACCGCCTGTTGCCGCGCGAGCGATGCCGAAGTGCGGTACGCCTGTGCGGTCGTAGACCGCTGTCCCCGATCCCGCCACAACAGGCGGTCGAGCCGTTCCGCCTGCTGGTCGAGGGTGTCGGCAAAGAGACGAAGTGCCTGGGACCCTGAAGGGATGTAGTTACTCATCGTCACGCTCCTGCCAGTTCTTCCGCAGGTTTGGCTGCCGTGCTGCACCTACCGAGCGCAGCGTTTTACGCTCTGGCGCAGCCGGCGGGTTCCAGTCCATCGGTTCGAAGCGCTGCCTCTCCATCATCGCGTTCAGGTAGAACTCGCCCAGGGCGCCATTGCGCTGCTTCTCGACCTTGACCTTCACAACGTCGCGGCGGGACTTGTCGGGGCGATGGAGGAAGATCACCACGTCGGCGTCCTGCTCGATCGCGCCGGACCCGCGCAGGTGCTTCAGGCTGGGCTCGTCGTCGCCGTCGCGGTTCAGCTGCGAAAGCAAGATCACCGGAACTCGTAGCTCCTTGGCGAGTCCCTTCAGGCTCCGGGTGACGTGCTGAATGCCCTGCTCCGTGGTCTCCTTGCGAGGTAGGTCGATGTAGGTCAGGTAGTCGATCGCGATCAAGCCCAGCGGATTCTCCGAGTGCAGCTGGCGGGCGCGAGCGGAGATGCCTTCGACGTTCAGGCCCGAGGATTCGTCAATGAACAGCGAGTGCTCCATCAGCGTCTTGGCCGCTGGCGCGGACCGGTCCCATTCGTCCTCCTCCATCAACTTCGGTCGGCGGATGTGTACGGCGTTGATCCGGCCGATGTGGGAAATAGCCCGATCAGCCAACTGCTCGCCCGACATTTCCAGTGACGCCATGAAGCCGTTCACGCCTTCCTTGGGCCGTGTGCCATGCAGGATCGACTGCAGCGAGAACGCCGACTTGCCCACACTGGGTCGCGCCGCGATGATGATCAGATCCGTTGGCTGCCAGCCGCCGGTCAAGTCATCCAATGGGCCATAGCCAGTCGGAACGCCCGTGAGATCACGGTCCGAATGGGCGCGGTCGGTCAGGCCGCGCATGGACTGACGGACGAACTCGCTGATGTGCTTCGGGCCACCCGATGTGATCCGTGGTGCGCACGACGCCAGGATTCGCTGCGCCTCGCCGAAAACATCCTCGTCCGGCTCAAGATTGGCGATCATGCGGCCGGCTGCGCGGAGTCGCCGCAGCAGCTGTCGCTTGCTGACCAACTCGGCATAGCTGCGGATGAACCTCGGGTTGCCGATGGAGGTCGAATCAATATCCAGCGCAAGGGTGGCCAACCCACCATCGAGCTCGCCGATGGTGACTGCGTCGGTCGGTCGTCCTGCGGTGATTTCCTGCTGGAGCGTCCTGAACAACCGCTGGTTCCCGGCGTTGGTGAAGTCGTCGCACGACAGGAAGTCGGCGATCCGCCAGTACGCTTGCCCGTCCCGAAGCAGGCAAGCGAGCACGGCCGATTCGGCATCAAAGTCCTCGCGCCTCATTCCCGGCCCTCCAGCATCTCCGACAGGACCGTGTCCATGATCTGCGCGAACCGGTCCTCATCGATCAGCGTCGGCAGGCTCTGCTTCCACTTGGGGTTGTTGGGGTTGGGCGTGTCGCCACGCAGCCACTTGTCGTCCAGGCAGGACGTGAAGTAGACCTCCCAGAACTCGGCCGGCTCAAACACCAGCCCATGCTGCTTGCACACCATCTGCGCCAAGGTGGAGGCTCTACCCAGCGCGCGGGAGAGCTTCGGCGTAGTCGTGAGGCTGGCCCGGCAACCTGGGCGGTTTCCCAAGATGCGGTTGTACGCCGTAACGACGGCCTCGAGGGGATCGGTTCCTTCCTCGCTGGCCGGATTCTCCAGAGCAAGCGAATCAGCTGTGTCGTCCCCTCCGGGGACTACAGGGGTACGGTTTTCTTTCTGATGGTTATATGACGGATTGGGTGCACCCCGTGCACCCCGTTCGGTCGTGGCGTGCACCCCGTTTGTGTCGTGGCGTGCACCCCGTTCCCCCTCACGGGGTGCATGTGGTGCACCCCGTGACATGACGAGGTCATAGCAAACGGGACGGCGATCGGCAGCCGGGATGTGGGCGGCCACGATCATCTGATTGCCCTTCTTGATGATGCCCGCTTCCAGCAGTTGGGCGAGCCGGACACGCACCGTGCGAACCGCCAAGCCGGTGTCCTGCGCGAGCGTGGATGCCGACGGGAATGCGTTTTTGCCGTCCTTGTCCGCATAGTTTGCGAGGCAGAGCAACACGTGCCGGGAAATCGAGTCGGTCACGTCCTGCTGGTCCAGCGCCCATGTCATTGCCTGAACGCTCACGCCGATGCCCCCGAGACTTCCGGGAATGCGGCAATCATCAACGTGGCGAAGGCGCCCAAGTGCTCTGCGGTGATCCAGCGCTTGCTGGACATTTGCTGGATCCACTCCAGCGCTTGCTGCGGGCCGGAACAGTAGAAGTCGTAGGTAGGTTCGTCGCCCGGGCGAGTCCGGTCGTAGATCTCTACCGCGATTCGGCCGTCGGGAAGGCGCTCCTGCAGCTTGACCAAGGGCCTGGCATGGCGCTCCTGGATGCGAGTAAGCGCTTCCTGCATGACTTCGCCATAGGGACGCGGTCCCTGGCCATGCAGGTTTGCATCGGATTCGTGGTGTGGCATAGTGGCCTCGCTCTGAACGAAGCCTCCGCGCATGTCTGCCCGACAGCGGGGGCTTCGTCGTATCTGGACGTTGGGTTCTCGCGCCAGACACCCGAGCGGCCACTACCACGCCAGGGATGCACGCTTTCCTTCACTGCGCCCGGGCCGTTCCGTCGGCCTCAGCAGAGTTGATTACCCAGCCGCGACTGGGTCAGCCCCGGCTACGACATTGCCATCGGCGTCGAACTTGTCGGGGAACTTGGCTTGGAAGAACAGCGCCCAGGGCCGGGGAATACCCCGCCTGCGCCACTGGCTGATTGAAGGGGCTCTGACGGAGCACAAGGCAGCGACTCGCTTCGTGCCCCCGAGGGAATCGATCAGTTGCGATGCCTGTACGGGATCGCTGATCGCGGAAACGTGGGTAGTCGTGGTCATGGCGAAGGAAATTAGCAGTTCCTAATTTACTTTACAACGACTTCGTGCGTAACATTGCCTAATTCCATTCACAGACCCTAACCATGGATCTCTCAACCCGGCTTCGCACGGCGCTGGCGCGCGCAGGCGTCTCTCAACTTGCACTGGCCAAGGCCGTTGGGGTTTCCGCCCCGAGTGTGAGCGGCTGGCTGAGCGGGAAATCGCAGTCGATCAGGGGAGATGCCTTGGTCAAGGCTGCGCGCGTCCTTGGGGTTCCGGCCTTGTGGCTTGCTACAGGCGAGGGGTCTATCGACGATGCTCCGGACGCGCCGCCGCTCTCCGTCCGTGAGACACCACCCGGATACCTTCGCCTCGAGCTACTTGATGGAGCAGCAGGCATGGGCGCAGGGGTCGTGAATGAGGAATTCCCGGAAGTGATTCGGAGCATGGATTACGCCGAGTGGGATATCCGGCAACGCCTGGGCTATCTGCCGAAACCAGGCCGGCTCAAGCTCATCACTGGCCGAGGCCCGTCGATGGCACCGATCATCAACAACGGCGACGTAGTCATGGTCGACACCGCCGTCGACTACTTCGACGGCGATGCCATCTACGTGATCAACATTGGCGGCGAAACTCAGATCAAGGGGCTGCAGCGCCGGTCCGACGGCGTGTACATCGTTAGCGCCAACCCGCTCTTCCCGCCCTACGCGGCACCGGACGACTTGTTCATCGCGGGCAAGGCGGTGGTCCAGTACAGCGCGCGTCAGATCGCCTAATGCGCATTTCTGAACGAGTTTAGAAATTAGTCAGAGTAAATTAGCAATCCCTATTGCGTCTTCGATTAGCAATGCCTAATCTAACCCTGTCGCCGCAACCCGCGGTTGATGGGAGCCACAGAGATGCACGCAACAAGGGACACCTGGCGCAGTAAGCACAGGCTGGTGCGCCAACTGAACACCCTTCGGAAGCGCTATGAGAGCCGTCTTCCGAGCCGAGGTTTCAGCCTTCTTGATCATGCCGACCAGGCGACTGTCCTGGTCGCATTCCCGGACGTCGATCCCCTACTGCTACCGGTTGAGCATCGTCTCCGCTGCTTTCGAGGCGGATTCGGCTACCGCCTTGGCACGCGCTCGAGGTTGCCGGGATGAACTCCAACCGCCGCTTCATTAAGGCCGGTTACGCCCACGGATCGAACCGCAAGGTCTCTACGCTGATTCGCGTGGGTTGGATCCTAGTCGCCCTCACGGCGTCGGCCGTTGTGCCACTGCGAATCGCAGAGATCGTCGCCGCGAACCATCCCGGTGCCGTTTTTTGCGTTGCCGTACCGAGTGACGCATCTGCCCCAACTTTTGCAGTTTCTCACGCCGACCAGAACCAAGGAAACCTGAAAAGTGAGTAGGAAAATTCCGACGCCAACCCAGGGGAGCGATCACCCCGTTTCCGGATGCCGTGTCATCAAGCAATACGAGGAAGGCGAGATCCACATCGGGGAGAGCATCCACCTCGTCGTTCTCGCAGCGCGCGACGGGAAGGCCCGAATCGGTATCCGGGCGCCGCGCCATCTGGAAATCACCGCACCAAAACAGTGACGGCCCGAGCGCGCCAACGCCCGAGCCGTCAACCAAGCCGCCCCGCAATCGACGAGATCAAGGAAGCAGACATGGCCAACAACAGTGTATCCCCGGGCAGCCCCGCAGTGTCCCTCGACGCTGGGCAGATGAATCTCATCAGGCTGCACCTCCGGAAATTGACCGCGTATACCGACATTCTGTGCGAGGGCGACCTGAGCGACGTTCAGTCGTCCTCAGTGAACGTCATTGCCGACCACGCCGCACTGGCGGTCGTGCATATCGGCGAGATTCTCGACACGGCTGCCGCTGCGGTGGGGGTGGAGCAGTGAGCCGGGCAGCGACCAGTACCCATGACGGCGAGAGCCGCGAAGCCGTAACCCAGGCGCTTCACGAGTTGTACGTGGGCGTGGCTGACATGAGGGACCTGCTGCAGTTCGTGATTGAGAACGGTCCGCTTGGCAACGAGGAGTTCCCGCGGGGCATTGCAGCAGCCGTAAGCATGACGCACGAGCGCGCCGTCGCACTGTGCAAGGTGGCGGAGGGGGTCCTATGAGCGCCGACATCAGCCCCATCGATCGCCTGTTGGCGCGGGGACTGACCGGCCGCGACCTGGTCTCCTACATGCTCCCCGGCATCGTCTGGCTGGCGGAGCATCAGGACGAAACGTTCCGCCTCTGCTACCACGACGATGCTGGACGAGTTGTGGTGGAAGAGGTTGCCGCTCCTGCGCTGATCACCCGGGCACGGGAGCTGGGCTGGACCCCGGATGATCCAAATCCCGATCACCCCTATTGCATGTTCGGCGAAGCCATCTACCACCGGCGGCGCGGGGTTCACTGGTTCGCCACAGCCTGCGACGACACAACCGAGATGCTGCCACTGGCATTTCCCGCCCGCGAACTCGCCGCCGCGAAGAAGAGGGACGACCGTCGGTACAACGAGGCTGCTCAGGCTCGACGTGCAAAGGCGCGCGAGCGCGAAGTCAAGCGCCAGAAAGATGCAGAGGAACGTAAGGCGGTAGCTGAACTGAATGCGGCAGTGCAGGTTGCTGCCGATGACTTCGCAAAGGAGGCCGAGAAAGCTGGCCGGCCCATCACGCCAGGGACCGCGCGACGCAAGGCGTGGAAGCACATTCGCAAGTGCGACGACTGGACCTACCACCTGCTGCTCAAGCGGCTGCGGGCCATGCAAGTGAAAGGAGCGATGGCATGAACGTGATGACGATTCGCGAGGCTGTGCCGGCAGCACTTCAAGTGCATACGTCGGTGGCATTCCCGCCGCCGGCCGAGGGCTGCGCTCACATCCTGGTGCGGGACAACCTCAATGCACCGCGCTTTGAAAAGGGTGACGTTCTGCTCGCAGACCTGTCCCGCACTGAATGGCGCTACGACGGCATCTATGTCCTCGAACTGCATGGCCGGCAGGTCGTGCGTTACGTGCAGGACCGAGGGTCAAAGGGACTGTATGTGTACTACCTCTCGGCGATGGAGCTGGGCCAGTTCATCCCTAAGAGCGAGCTGAAGGTACTGGCAGCGATTACGGCCGTAAATTGCACAAGGAGAGTGGCATGACAGCGTCTGAAATTTACGCGCAGATGGCTGAGCTTCGCTCGGCAGCAGCCACGCTCCGCCAGCCGGGCGGGACCACCACCGACCGGATCAGCGCCGAGCTACTCGAACGGGCAGCACAGACCATCGCGATTCTGCAGCGCGCGCCGCTGCCAGCCACCACAGTGACCGGTCTCCTGCCGACCTTGCAGGACGGCTGGACGCCGGAGGACTACGGGACCTGGGCAATCCGTGCGGCCGAGCGCGCGCACGGCATCGGGACCGCCATCCCGAACCCACCGCCGCCCAGCTGGGCCGAGGCCCCGGACGGCTACAACTACCGGGCGATGGACAGCGATGGCCGTTGGTACTGGTTCCAGGACCGCCCCTACAGCGAGACCATCGGCAACTGCGAAGTGTGGGACAGCGAGGGCGGCTACCGAGAGGTTCGCGGCCTGCATTTCTACCCCGACTGGGCCGAGACGCTGGAAGAACGCCCACAGGGTGCGAAATGAAGCGCGCGACGATGAAACCGAACCTCACACAGGCGCAGACCAATCATCTGCGCAGGCTCCTGGCATGGGTTCGCGGCGAAGTCGGCCAGACGCCGCAGGAGATGGTCGAAACGCTCAGAGGTCTCGGGCCGATGCCTGAGCCCAGCGCCGAGGCAAAGGCGCGCCTTGTAGACAGCTACAAGCGGGCCGAAGCGGTGCCTAAGTACGTGCGGGCCGCAGTCAAGGCGTTGGAGAAGCTGCTGGTCAAGCAGGAGGGCGCCATCGTGGACGTTGAAGCCGGCCCCGGCTTCGATGCCGGGCTCGAAGTCGTCGGCGCACGCCACGTCCTGCAGCCGGCCCTGCTCGGCTCACAAACGGCTGCAGCGCCGCCGCCTGTCCTCTCGTCTCCGCAGCCGTGGATGGACCAAGTGCCGACGGAACCGGGCTGGTACAGATTCACCTGCGAGGAAATTGACGGCGCGATCGAGCGCGTCCTGGTGGTGGCCGAACGCCTCACTGGTCAGCTGCTCGCGGTGGACACCGAGATGGGAACGATGGCCCTACAGCATTACCACGACGGCCTGACCAATCCGCGCTGGAAGAAGGTGGAGGGCCTGACCAATGGCATGGATTGACCGCCTTGTCTGGCGCATCACCGCGCGCAACTGGCTCAGCTGGCCGACGGAACGACGCCACCGGCTGACTGGCCGCTACCAGCACATCCGCTACAACGAGAACGGCCGTTGGAAGGACGGCCGGCTACCGAAGGAAGGAGGCCCGCATGGCCGCTGATACGATCGACCCCATCCTCAAAATGCCCGCGGTGGTGAAGATCACTGCTCTGTCAGAATCCTCGATCCGCCGCGGCATGCGCAATGGCACATTCCCCGCCTGCAAGCGGCTCGGGCCGCGTGCCATCGGCTGGCCAGAATCGGTGATCAGGGCTTGGGTTGCCGGGACTGGCGCTGCTTCTGCTTCGCCAAGTGATCAGCCCACCGGCCCATCATCTTGATCCGATCGGCCAGAAACTCGGCGTGGTTGTAGGCCGCGCCGGTCTTGTTCGTCTTGGCGTGCGCCAACTGCATATCCACCACGGCCGACGGGTAGCCGGCCTCATGTAGCCAGGTCGACGCGGTCGCGCGGAAGTCGTGGCCAGAGATCTCATCCATACCGAGGTACTTCAGGCCCATGTTCACCGCCTCGCGTGACATGGGCTTCTTCGGATCCCGCTGATTGGGGAACAGGTAGGTTCCTGCGCCGGTGATCCCCTGCAGTTCACGGAGGAGCGCGACAGCGCGCGGGGCCAGCGGCACCCAGTGCTTGCGGCGCTTCTTCATCTCGCCGGCATCGATCTTCAGCAGCGGCGGCTCAGCTTCCCAGTCAATGTTCACCCACTTGGCGGTCCGCAGCTCCTTGGTGCGGACGAAGGTGAGCGCCAGTAGCTCAATCGCAATGGCCGTCTCACGGTTCCCGGGGTACGTCTCCAAGCCAGCGAGCAGCTTGCCCATTGTTGCGGCGGAGTGCGCCACAGCGTGTGTCACGGGCGGCTTCTTGATCGCGCGGCGCACGGGGTGTGTCGGGTCCGCGTCGGCGCGCAGGTTGACGATCGCATGCTCGAACACGGAGGACAGTGTCTGCCGGGTAACGATGGCCACGTGGGGACCGGCCTTCTCGGCCTTGCGCAGCAGCTTCAACACATCAGCGGGCGTCACCTCACGGATCGGCCACTTGCCAATGTCCGGCAGGATCCGCTGGTCCAGGTAGCGCCTTGCCCGGTCTCTGTGCGAGGCCGACCAACCCTTCTCCGCGCTCGAATACCATTCCTCGGCGTTCTCGGCGACCGTGTTGAGCGCGTTCTCTTCGCTGCGGGCCTTGGCGATCTTCCGTTGCAGCACTGGATCCTGCCCAAGCTTCACCTGCGACTTGGCCTGGCGCATCGCAGCGCGCGCGTCCGCCAAGCTCACGTCCTGCAGGCTGCCGATGGCCAGCAGCCGCTGCTTGGAATCGAGCCGATAGGCGTACCGCCACAGCTTCGATCCGTTGGGCCGGATCTCGAGGAACAGCCCACCACCATCGCTCAGTCGATAGGGCTTCTCTGCCGGCTTTGCGCCGCGAATCTTGAAGTCTGTAAGAGCCAT